CACACCTTTAAACAGTGCTGAGAAGGCTGAAGTAGCTAGATCATTAGCTGAAGATCCAACTTTAATTCATAAAAGATTATTCTTAAATGTTGATCAAATAAAAATACATAGTGCTCGTATCAAAGCTGGACAACCTTTCAGATATCCACAACTACTACTTGATCTAGAGAAGATACTCCCTGGCACAGCTATGGAGTTATATAGAGCACAGATCAAAGTTGCTGAATCTGAAGGCTTACTCGAAAAGCATGACTTAGATGTAGAAGACTTTAGAAGAGTATGGCATACACAAACTGGTGATCCACAAGGTAAACATATAATCAAAACTCTAGATACTTTGGTAGACGTTCAGAAAACACTTCAATGGACAATGAATCCTCAGTCAACTAGAGATCCTAGATTCATGTCACCTGGAGTTAATAAAACTCTTCAAGAGAACGCTAATGCTGCACAAGGCATTGTAGTTCCTCAAACCGTAGAAGAAGTAAAAGCTGATCCTCGTAAAGAATACGATTTAGCATCAAGACAATGGGGACCCTATTATGGATAATGAAGACATAGAATTACAAAAGAAGCTTCTTAACGAATACAGGGCTACTCAAGTTGAGAA